GCTGCTGCTGTTACGCCTGCAATAGAAAGACCGTTAACAGTAGCAACTGCTGCAACTAAATCGTCACCGCTTGTAATTGTTACTGTAGTAGAGTTAATTTGAATAGCTGCACTTGCTTGTGAGAAACTAGTAACTGCTGTACCACTTCTTGTTACTGGCCAGCTTGCAGTCCATGGCTCACTGCCAACTAGTACCCAAACACCTGAACTATTTCTAAAGAACATTCTAGCAACTGTGCTACCAAACACAACAGCATAATCGCCGTTTGCGCCAATTGTTCCTTTTGGTTTTAATCCGTCTGTACCGTTTACACCTAGTGTACCACTCTCCATCTGTGATGAATCAGTAATTACAAGTGGTGTTTTATTAGTAAATGTTTGGCCATTTGTTGTAGTAACCGCATTTCCATTCCATTCAAAAATGCCAAACTTTGAAATTTGTGTGTCTAACCAATAAGTACCATCTGCTGGTGTTGCTGCTGGTGCATCTGCACTTGGTTCTAATGCAGCAAGATCTAAGTCTGCTCTTACAACCCATGCTCTGTTAGAAACACCTAAGTATGAATATGCAGCGTGTAAGCCGTACTCGTTAAGTTCTCCACCGTGAATTGGATTGTTGTTATTATCTGTGTAAAACAGTGGATCGCCGAAAGTATCAGCAAGATCACGCTGTGATGTTAGCAAGTATGGTTTACCTGCGTTTGCTTTTAATGTACCTTGTGCGGTACCTGTACCTGATGCGTTTGCTTTGTTCTCTGCCGATGCTACAAAGATCATCGGTGTAGTACCTGGTTCAGCAGGTGTGTAGAACGATTCGTCAATAACGCTAACCTGTACGCCTGGTGATGTTAATGCCATGTTAATTCTCCTGTATGCGGTTATAGTATTTCTACGTTACTACTATTTAGCAGGCAAACCATAAAATGGCCGTATAAACCACCTAAAAAAGGGACCAAAAAGGTGAGCTAAATACAATATGAGACCTTTATGCCAATGCGGACAAAGACCTGCTGCTATTAATTACAAAAAAGGAAATAGAACTTACTATCGTAAGCTCTGTGAAACCTGTTTGCGTAATGGACTAGGTCACGGAGTACCTAAATGGAAGCAAGCAGGGTATAAAAAGTTAGACACTTGTGAGAAGTGTAACTATACATCAAAACACGCTGAACAATTTAATGTATTTCACATTGATGGAAATTTAGAGAATTGTCGTCCTAGTAACTTAAAAACAATTTGTGCTAACTGTCAGCGAATTCTTCAAAAGGACGGGGTGCGCTGGAAACAAGGTGACCTAGTCCCCGATTTCTAAAAATAGTACGAACTAATACATCTACGTTTCTTTCTAATCTTTTTAAATCGCCATTATTATCAATAGTGTAATCACACATCCATTGTTCAATGCTCATTGAGCTAGGATCTTCCTTAGGCAAATGATCTGTACGATCTACCCAAATAGCATAGTCAAAGATTTCTTCGTTTTGCATGGCAAAGAATTCACGTTTATTACGCAGTCCACAGTATATTTGATTTTGTGCAAACAGGTTGCGTCCAAGGCGTGCCAAATCATCTTTACAGTAATCGTGGATCATATTGTACCATAGTTCTCGATGATTGTGTCGATCTGCATAACACTCTTCTTCGTTAGCGTAACCGTACTTGTCTTTTAAATCATTGAATATAAAAAGCTCTGAACAGAATTTAGAACTTGATTGAAATGTGTAACCGTACTTCTCTAACATTTCGCAGACGGTATCTTTGCCATGACGACCATGGCCAACTACTAATAACTTTGGTAACACTAACTATGGCTCCTATAAAATATAAGTTATATTATAATAGGATCTGGACCTTTTGTCAAGTGTTTTTTACTTTTTTGAGCTTGTCGTTTTGCCCAGGCTGCTTCAAACCCAATCTCATGGACACACGCTTCGTGGTTACCCCATAAGCGTCTAAAATAAGATTCATACGTGTCCATTATTTCTTTTTCTTGCCAAGATTCGGGAATCAGCATACCTTTGACCATCCAATAGTAACGATTTGCTTCTTTGAGTTGAAAGTATGTCATACTGTATTTACAGTAGACTTAGATTATAGCGTTAACATTAACCGATAGTAAAGCCGTATCCAACACCACCTGACACTGCTGTTGAAACTTCTTGTTCTAGTTTTTCCATTTCACTTTGTGCTTCAGCTTTTAGTGTATCACCATTAAGTGTTGATCCGCCTTGTGGGCCAGCAATCGTAGCAAACTTACCACGTGCTTCGCCTAACATAAATTTACAACTAGCAAGTGTGTAATCTTTAATCCATTGCTTTGCTAGATAATCGTCTAATAATGCTTCGTCTGAACGATAGTTGTAAACATAAAGAAGTAAATCTTCTTCTGCTCTTGGACGTTGTAGTAGTGTTAGTTGTTTAGTTTGTGTATTCCATTTAAATTCAATAAACGAACCAAACATACGTCCTACTAATTCTTGGTATTGTGAGAACATGTCGTATGTTGCTAGTCCTCCCATATTAGAACTTGCTAACAAGTATGTGTTTGTATATGCCATGTTGAACGGTTCAAACAATGTGCCGCCATCGCCGCCACCTGTTCTCGAACCAATTGATCTACGGAATAACTTTCTAACTTCTACCACTTCTTTAGGAAGTGTGTACGTGTTTTGATCTATAATAGTAGGCATAAACATGTATGATTCTTCAACACTATTATCACTGCGTTGTCTAAATTTAGACAGTGCTTTGTTTAAAGCAGTTTCGTAATGAATAGGATCTAATTCAACATCAACCATGCCTCCGCCAAGAAAGGCGTGTACGTAATCAAAAATCTCTTGTTTCTGTGTTGCTAAGTTTGCCATATTATAGAAGTTCTCCATATGTATTTATCTAACGATAAATATGTATATGCCAAGACTATCGTTATACAAACCAGAGAAGGGCAAAGACTACGAATTTCTAGATCGACAGATTCTAGAGATGTTTACTGTGGGCGGTACAGACTTACACGTTCACAAGTATCTAGGTCCTGATAATCCAGATGAAGCAGATGCTACTGCTGACCAGCCTCGTTACGATGCTGTAAAAGAAACAAACATACAAGACTTACTGTTTTTAGAGAACAGAGATAGAAAGTATGATCCAAACATTTATACAATGCGTGGCATTTATAATGTGCAAGATGTAGACTTTAACTTATCACAGTTTGGTATGTTTTTAGATAACGATACATTATTTTTAACAATACACATTAATAGCAGTGTAAAGACACTTGGTAGAAAGATTATGCCCGGTGACGTGCTTGAACTGCCTCATATGAAAGACGAGTATGCACTTAATGATTACAAAGTTGCATTAAAACGTTTTTATGTTGTAGAGGATGTTAACCGTGCTAGTGAAGGATTTACTCCTACATGGTATCCTCACTTATACAGACTAAAACTAAAACAAATTGTTGATAGTCAAGAATTTAAAGAGATACTTGATCTTCCAGCAGACGAATATAATGATAACGGCGACACATTAAGAGATATGCTTTCTACATATGAGAAAGAAATGCAAATTAATGATGCTGTAGTTAATCAAGCAGAAGCAGATGCACCTAGATCAGGTTATGATATAAGTCATTACTATAATCTAGAAGTAACATCAACTGAAACAGGCAGTGATGTACAAGTAACACAAGTAAACAGTGATACAACTAGTGCTCCTCCAAGTAAGCCAGGATATGATGGTTACTTACTTGGTTCAGACGGTGCACCAAACGGATCTAGCTTTGGACATGGAATTAAGTTTCCAGATGTTCCAACAGAAGGTGATTATTTCTTACGTACAGACTTTTTACCGCAACGTATGTTCCGTTATGATGGTAGTAAGTGGGTCAAGTATGCAGATTCTCAGAGAATGACAATGACAAATACAAACGACAGACTACATCAGAAAGGTACGTTTGTTAATAATAACAAATATACATATACTAATAAAGTTAAACAAGACAGTAAAGTATTTACAAAAGGAACTACTGTAATTCTTACTGATATAGATTATCCTATAACTGCAAATTACTTAGAATTAAAATTTGAAGTTTACTCTAAGCATTTTGTACTAGCAGATGAAACTACTTTAATAACTGACAACGGCGGCAAAGTACAAATTAATCTTGAAGCAGTTGACGCATTAGAATATGCAGGCCAATGGTCCGTTATATTCTGGAATGATAGAGAGAACGAAAGACAGAGTCTTAGCCAGGCTCTTAGACCTAGGGCAGATAACTAATGCAACATTTTTACGACGGACAGATAAGACGATACCTAACACAACTTGTAAGAATGTTTAGTGGGTTTTCGTATCAAGACGGCAAAGGCAATTTAACACAAATTCCTGTAATGTACGGTGATATTACTAGACAAGTTGGTAGTATTATTAGAGATAACTCCGAGAACAAAATACCAAGTGCGCCTCGCATGGGAATATATGTAGGCGGGTTAGAATTAGATCGTACACGTTTAGCAGATAGCAGTTATACTAATAAAGTTAATATTAGAGAACGTGCTTTTGACGAATCAGGTAACGAATATCTTAATAAGTCTGGTAAAAACTATACTGTTGAGCGTTTAATGCCGACTCCATATACACTTACAGTTAATGTAGATTTATGGAGTACAAACACAGATCAAAAATTACAAATACTTGAACAAATATTAATGTTGTTTAATCCTAGTTTAGAATTACAAACTACAGACAACTACTTAGACTGGACAAGTTTGAGTGTTGTTAATATGGACGGAATTACTTGGAGTAGTAGAAGTATTCCAGCAGGAACAGAAACAGAAATTGATGTTGCTACAATGACATTTACTACACCTATTTTTATTAGTCCTCCTGCTAAAGTTAAACGCCTTGGTGTTGTTACTGATATTATTAATAGAATTGCAGGTAGTGTAGATGACTTACTCGAAGAACTAGGCGATCCATCTGCACCGGCTGTAGCAATGGACAATACTAACCAAAACGGTAAGTCTAATGTTAGAACAGGTCTTGCTGTTACTGACACAGGCGAAATACAAAGAATTAAACAAAGCAGTGATTGGCAGTTAGGAACATCTTTAATTGCTATTAGGAAGACAGCCTATCAAAACACCGAGCTGCTTGTAATGAATAATACACTACAATTAATTACTAAGGGTATACTAGGTGCTAAAACATGGCCAGAATTTATAGAAGCATTTCCTGATACATTTGTTGACGGTGTGTCACAAATAATATTAGGTAGATCAGATTGGCCTTATGACATTGTAGGTACTATTGCTGTAGATCAAACCAATCCTAAACAAGCAATCGTAAACTGGGACGAAGATACACTTCCAACTGATACTATTATTACAATAGATTATATTATTGATCCTACAAAATCAAATCCATTAGATCTTATTAATACAACACCAAGACCTAGAATACTATTATTAGGACCAATTGGCGATCCTATTAACACAGATGGAGCAGATGCTTGGAAGAACAATGACAATTCAGACTTTATTGCTGATATGAATGACATTGTTGAGTGGGATGGCTCTAAATGGAATATTATATTTGATGCGTCTGAATCTGCAGACAGTACTACAACATACACTACTAACCTAAACACAGGTGTTCAATACAAATTTAATCAAGGTGAATGGTTATTGAGCTTCGAAGGCGAATATCCAAACGGCGCTTGGCGCATTGAATTCTAGTATAATTACTAGTATGAACGAGATAGTTTGTAGTGGTGCATTATTTTATGCACTAGATACTAGTAGATTTTTATTTTTGCACAGAGCTCAAGGCAAGCACAAGAATATGTGGGGACTTGTTGGCGGAACCAACGAAGGTGTTGAAACACCTTGGGAAGGTTTAAAGAGAGAAATTCAAGAAGAAATTGGTGACTTACCTACAATCAAAAAAACTATTCCGTTAGAAACATTTGTATCTAATGATACACGTTTTAAATTTCACACATATCTCGCAATTAT